AGTGTTATTTCGCAGGCCCATTTGAAAAATTTCTTAACACGTTGATTTTATGGCAAATTCTAGAAAACCAGATTTACTAAAAATAATTTCGTCTACGTATCGCGAAAGTCGTGCTCAGAATACGATTCCAATTCCCGTCGTTACAGAAATTCCGCGAATGCCTGAATGGATGGTCGGATACGAAATTGCCACGAAAGAATGGGACAGACTGGCGAAAATTCTGTCTGACGTTGGAATCCTAACGGAAGCTGGATTAAATGCATTGGCAGTAATGTGCATGCTTTTGCAATTCATGGTCGAGGCATTTAAAGCGAACGAATGCCCGCCTGCAAACATGATCGCTCAGTACAGGAATTTGATTAACGATTTTGGAATTACACCAGTAGCGCAAACCAGAGTAAAAGCCAATGGCGGGGAAAAAGAAAAAAACAGCTTCGACGGAGTTGGAAAGCGTCCAGAGCGATTACGTAAAAACAGCGCTTAATTATGCGCGCACTGCGATTGCTGACGAATCAAAGAATTTCGGTAAGTGGATAAAACTTGCGGCAAAAAGATTCCTAAACGATTACGAAAGGGCAAAAAGTCCTGACTGTAAATTCGTTTTCGAGGAGTGGTTTGCAAATGATGTTTGCACCTTTGCCGAGCGTATGCCGCACGTTGAAGGTGTGTGGGATAGGCCGAACATAGTTTTGCACCCGTCGCACATTTTCTTTCTGGTGCAGCTGTTTGGTTTCCGTGATAGGGAGACAATGAACCGCAGGTTTACGTCTGCGGTGTTTGCTGTCGCCCGTAAAAATGCGAAGTCAACGCTGGCAGCCGTGATCCTGCTTTATTGCCTCACATGCGAGGATGAAGTCGGTCCGCAGGTAATTAGCGCGGCCACCACTGGAGATCAGGCGAAAATTATTTTCGGTTACGCTAAACGGATGGTCGAGAAAACTCGCGATTTGCAAGAGCGCTTTAAGATAAAGGCGTTCTCCAAAGCCATTGCATGCTTTGAGAATGGTGGAAATTTTAGACCAATCAACGCAAAAGCATCGACGCAAGACGGCCTGAACCCTAGCGCCGTTGGCCTTGATGAGATTCACGCGCATAAATCGCACGACCTGGTGAACGTTTTGAAATCAGCGGCTGGTGGCCGTAGAAATCCGCTTTATCTATACACTACAACCGAGGGTTACGATAACCCTGGCCCATGGGGCGAGTTGCGACATTTTGGGAAACAGATTTTGGAAGATGTGATCCAGGCTGAACACTTCCTAATAATTTACTACGGAATCGATGACGAGGACAACGAATTTGATTCGAGCGTTTGGATTAAAGCAAATCCACTGATTACAGTAAATCCAATTCTTGCGACAGAAATCGCTAAGGAAGCAATCGAAGCCAAAGCGATGCCCGGCAAGGCTTCGGAATTTAAAATCAAACGCTGTAACCGCCCTGCGCAATCTGCAAGGGGCGAGATTAATTTGCACAAGTGGAAACTGTGTAATGGTCCCGTCAACCTGGAAGAAATGAAGTCCCTGCCATGTTATGCGGGCCTCGACCTTGCTAGCACCATGGACATGTGTTCCCTAGTGTTGCTCTGGCGCAAGGTGCTTCCAGACGAATCGCGTATGTACTATTGCAAACCTTATTATTGGGTTCCAGACAATCAGATAAAGTTGCGCGAGGAGCGCGGCATTGTTGGCTATGAGGCATGGGTGAGGGCCGGCCATGTTTGCAAGACGCCCGGAGAAACTATCGATTATGCGTACATCGAAAAAACTATTTACGAGGTATATCGCACCTTTGGCATTAAAAACATGGCCTATGATATGTGGCGGGCTAGCGACCTGGTCAGCAGGTTGAGTGATGATGGTATTCCGCTTATCCAGTTCATTCAAGGTTTTAGAAGCTATTCTCCGGCTTTCGACGAGCTTGAAATCGCGTACACATCTGGTAAATTGGCACACGCGGGTAACCCAGTACTGACGTGGAACGCAAGCAACTTAGTCGCGCGGCGCGACGTGAACCTGAGCCGTGCGCCCGATAAGCAGAAATCAGCGGATAAAATCGATGGTATGTGTTCCTTGATGATGGCTTTTGGTGTGGCTCTTGCGGACAACCAGTCTACGTCAGTCTATGAGCGCAGGGATTTGCTAGTGCTGTGAGCTGGACGCTTGAAGATTTTCATGCATGGGTAGACCCCAAGAAAGAAAACCGGAATTCTCTGGAGAATCCGCGCGTTTCGCTTTCTTCGTCCAGCATGGTAAGCCTGGTTGACGCTACAAGTCATAATCAGACAGGTCGGGCAATAACTCCGCTTACTGCTTTGCAGTGCACTACTGCATACGCATGCATTAAGGTGCTGGCTGAAACGTTGGCAACGTTCCCGCTCCAGGTTTTTAGGCGCGTAGGTAAAGAAAAAGAAATCGCCTACGATCATCCTTATTACAGCGTACTGAATAGTTCGCCGAATATGTACACCACAAGTTACGTGTTCTTCACGATGATTGTGGCGCAGGTATGCGTGTACTCTAGGTCTACGCCGATTATTTTGCGCGGGCCAGGCGACAGTCTTTCCCTTTATTGTTTAGACCAGAACAGGGTCAAGCAGGTTGCCCTCAATGGCAAAATTTATTGGGAAATGACCTACGCGAACGGCGAGGTTGAGAGGATCGACGATTTTGATGTGCTGAACATCACCAGCCTATCGCTGGATGGGGTGAATTGCCTTTCCCCGGTTCTGAATGTTGCCAAGAACGCCATTGCCATGGCGCTAGCGACTGAAGAGCATAACAACCGTTTCTTTTCAAATGGTGCGCGCCTCGGAGGCGTTTTGAAATCACCTGGTGCGCTTAGTCAGGAAGCAATGCAAAGACTTAAAGCGAGTTGGGATTTGAATCAAGCAGGGCTTGCTAATGCTTACCGTGTGGCAGTTCTTGAGAATGGTTTAGATTTTCAGTCGATTGTGATGCAGTCAGATCACGCACAACTTGCAGAAACTCGCCGTTTTCAGGTTGAGGAAATCTGTCGCGTGTTTCGAGTCCCGCCGATTTTTGTCGGCAGTTATGAAAGGGCGCTATATGCGAATGCGGAGCATCAGGATATACACCTTGCAAAACACACCATGACTCCGTGGTGCCGTCGTATTGAACAGGAATTTAATAAAAAACTTTTTGATGGTGGCCGCGAATACTTCTGTGAGTTCAACATGGACGGCTTGCAGCGCGGTGATTTTGCATCACGCATTGATGGATTCACGCGCGGCATTCAGGGCGGCATATTCATGCCAAATGAGGCGCGCGCTTACATGAATCTTCCGCCAGTTGAGGGCGGAGATAGGCTTTACATTCAGGGCGCTACGGTACCATTAGAAATGGCGGGGACGCAAATTGGTAGTGATGCGACGCCAAAAATTGAGGAGCAAAATAATGTCTAATGAAATTGAGCGTAGGTCGTTTGTAATTGACGGCCTGACGATTGAGACGCGGGATGATTCGAAACGAATCATCCGTGGACATGCGGCTGTGTTTAATCAGTTGTCGGAAGACCTCGGTGGATTCCATGAGCAAATTATGCCTGGAACTTTTGCTGAAGCCATTGAACGCGATGACGTGCGAGCCCTGTTTAATCATGACGCCAACTTTGTTTTGGGGCGGACCGTGAGTAAGACCTTGCGCCTTTCAGAGGATGCAAGGGGCCTTGCCATCGAGATCGACCCCCCGGACACACAAACAGCAAGGGATTTGCTGGTAAGTATGGAGCGCGGTGATATCACGCAAATGTCCTTTGGCTTCTCTGTTCGTCCTGGCGGGCAGGATTGGGCAAAAGATGATGATGGTCGAACAATCCGAACGTTGAAGAAGGTTCGTCTTTATGATGTTTCGCCCGTGACTTATCCGGCATACCCGCAGACCGATGTCGCGGTTCGTGAGATGCGGTCATTTTTGCAAGGCAATGCGCAGGCGCAGAACATGCGTGTGCGTATGGAAAAACGGCTGGCCTTGGCTAGCCGGGTTTTGTTACGTATGGCTTGAGAGTATCCCGCAGCCATTTTTTTGTTTTTAATTTCAAAGGAGTTTTTGTTATGTCTATTTTGAAGGATTTGCGGGATAAGCACGGCTCGCTGGTTACTGAAGCGCGCGCGGTTTTGACCGCTACTACTGGTGCAATGTCCGCGGAACAAGAAGCAACTTTTGATCGTATTATGGCCGATGCTGATGCGCTTGAGGCTCGTATTAAAGCTGAAGAGCGTGCGGCTCAAGCAGAGTCTCGCATGGTAGCCCGCTTGCATGGCGGTCCTGAAGATTCTACCGGTACTGGTTTGCAGCCGGCCAAGTACTCCGACGCTTTCCGCATGTTCGTGCGGCAAGGCGTGCAAGGAATGGCCCCTGACTACCGCAAGCTCATCGAGGAGCGTGCGCATGAGTTTCGTGCGCAAGGCGTATCGAACGGTGCCCCTGTTGGCGCCTTGGGCGGTTATGCCGTTGCCGAGGATTTTTCGGACCAGATCGAACTAGCCATGCGCGCTTACGGCGGAATGGTTGATTTCGGCAATGTGGATTTAATCACTACCGAAACCGGCGCTAACCTGCCTTGGCCTACGTCCAACGATACCGGCAACTCCGGCGCACTGCTGGCGGAAAATACCAGCATCGGTGGCGAAGTCGATATTCCGTTCGGTGTCACGAACATTGGCTCTTACATGTTCACTTCGCGTCTGATCCTGGCCTCTTATCAACTGATCCAGGATTTTGCGTTTAACTTGGACGGCTTTATTCAATCGCGCGCTGCTGAACGTCTTGGTCGCACGCTGAATGAATACTTCACCCTTGGTTCTGGAAGTGGTCAGCCGCAGGGCGTTGTCAATGGCGCAACGCTTGGAGTTACCGGCAGCACGCAGTTCACCTTGTCATACGACAACTTTGTGGATTTGGAACATTCCGTAGATCCGTCCTATCGCAACAATCCAAAATCTATTTGGATGTTTAACGATAACGTGTTGAAGGTGATTCGCAAGATTAAGGACTCTAGCGGTCGTCCGTTGATTTGGAATCAGGACAACAACCTAGGCTCTGGCGTGGTTCAAAGCATTTTCGGACATCGCTATGTAATCAACCAGCATATGGCAGACCTTGGCGCCGCTTCCAAGTCGGTCTTGTTTGGCGACTTTAGCAAGTACAAGGTGCGCAAGGTTCGTGATTACACCATGGTGCGCTTGGTTGAGCGCTATGCAGATTACTTGCAGGTTGGCTTCTTTATTTTCTGTCGGTTTGATGGCCGACTGATTGACGCAGGCACCAACCCGATTAAGTATTTGCAACAAGCTGCAGCCTCTCCGTAATAGAGAAAACCAACTAGAGCGCTTCGGCGCTCTAGTTTTAAGGGGGATCGTATGAGAATCAAACTTGTTACCTCACTCGCTAGCGAAAGCGTTTCATACAATTACGGCGAAATTTATTCTGTGCCTAGAGACATGCCAGAAAAGCTCGCCAACCAGCTGGTTCGCGGTGGCGAGGCCGTCCTTTTGTCTGACAATGACGATGAAGTGAAGGATGTATCTTTCGAAGATACCTTATCAGCCGAAGTCAAAAATTCTGAGACTGCAGAGCTGCCGAGGCAGAAACGCCAATACATTCGGCGCAATGTCTAAGAAGGTGGTCTTTTGCATTGCTACTGGTCCATCGCTTACGCCTGAAGATGTGTTTCTCGTTTCTCAGGCGCATGATGAAGGGCACGGTTGCGTTGTTGTAAGTGATGCTTACAATTTGGCCACGTGGGCTGATGTGCACGTGGCGTATGATTCGCAGTGGTGGTTCCACCATTGGGGCAAGGGAATAGAGAAGTTTTCTGGCTTGAAGTGTTGCCCCGATCCAGATGTTGCCAGCAGGTTTAACCTGCGTTTATTGCAGTGGCCAATTGACAATGTTCCGCATGGGCTCGATTCTGGTTATTACGGTATTGCGGCAGCGATAAAGTTTGGTGCAAAAAATATCGTGTTGCTTGGCTATGACATGAAGCATGGCAAAGATGGGAAGACACATTTTTTTGGCGATCATGAAAGCCCGTTGCGCAACTCTAGTCCGTACAAACTTTTTTTAGAAAAATACAAAGATCTATCTGTTTGGTGTGTCAAGAACGGCATTAGCATTGTGAACTGCACAAGAGATAGTGATCTGAATTTTTTCAAAAAGAAAAACTTAAACACTATTGCTTATAAGGTCTGTAGCGATAAGCGCAGCGATAGTGTTTATGGATGGAAGCGGCGAGTAAAAAATACCGGGAGCAACTTTGAATGAGACTTACAGCGCTTCGAAAAATAAATTCCACAGCCTTTAGGGTGTCGGCTGGCCAACAGTTTGAAGTTGACGACGAGTCACATGCACGCGATCTCATAAATTGGGGGTTGGCAAAACCTGCCAAGTTTGATGACCCAAAGCATTTTATGGACGGTGGCCCGATCAAACGGTCGCCGTCATTGCAACCGGTAAAAGCCTTACCAGTAAGCAGTGCGGAAGGATTAGAGAAAAAGGCTATAGAACCATCGGAGTTAGCAATGCACCGCAGCTTGCTGGCCCGTGCGATGTGCTCTATTCTGCGGATGGTGAATGGTGGGAAGAGTGGCTAAAGGATAAGCCAGGGTACCAGCAGCAACACGAATGCTGGACGCAGAGCGTTTATGCGGCGCATAGATTCGGCTTAAATTACATAGCTTCAATTGATTTGCCTGGCTTTTCTTTGGATACGACGGCCGTGCATATGGGCGGGAATAGTGGTTACCAAGCGCTTAATTTGGCCGTGCTCAGCGGCTCTAAAGAAATCCGTCTTTATGGATTCGATATGAAAGATAGCGGCCATTTTTTTGGGGATCATCCACCGACTTTACGTAGAACAGAATCCTCCAAGTATCGGCATTGGGTCCAAAGCCTAAACGCCGCAAGCGTCCACGCTAAAGAGCTAGGCATAAACATTCTGAATTGTACGCCAGGTAGTGCGCTGCGCTGCTTCGAATTTGCAGATGACTAAAAAAGCCTACTGCCTATTGCGCGAAGATCCGCACTACCGGGCGCATGCGTTCAGGCAGGGCCTGGCAAATGCCGGTTATCAGGTGCGCAATGCCTGGCCCAGCAGCGCGCAGCCTGATGACCTGCTGGTTATCTGGAACAGGTACGAGGACTATGACCGCATTGCAACGCATTTCGAGCGATGCGGTGGCAAGGTATTAGTTGCAGAAAACGGCTACCTCGGCAACGATTTCTCTGGCGATAAGTGGTTCGCGCTGGCGGTTGGCGGCCATGGTGGTTCCGGATCTTGGCCTTCTGGCGGGGCGGAGAGGTGGGATAGTCTCGGCGTTGAACTTAAGCCGTGGCAATCTGGCGGCGATGAGATTTTGATTTTACCGCAGCGTGGGATAGGCCAAATTGGCGTTACTATGCCGCTCGGCTGGGGTGATAAAACGCGCAACGAATTACGTTTCAAAACCGTAAGGAATGTCCGGATACGTGAGCATCCCGGCAAGAAAAATTCCGGCCCAACGCTTGAGGAAGATTTAAGTAAGGCTTGGGCATGCGTTACGTGGGGTAGCGGTGCCGCGCTCAAGGCGTTAATGCATGGTGTGCCTGTGTTCTATGCGTATGAAAAATGGATCGGCGCATCTGCGGCCTTGCCGCTTAGTGATGATTTAGAAAACAGGTTTACAGGGGATCGCTTGCCGATGTTTCGCAAACTCGCGTGGGCGATGTGGAATTGTTCGGAAATAATCAGCGGGGAGCCTTTTAGACTATGCGCAGAAATTTAGGTCCAACGGATGATTTTATGCAGCTTTATGTTGTCCCGAATGATGGGCGAACGTTGGTTGTAGGGTCAAAGGTCTATGAATCGCGTGTTGATGAAAGGAAGAAGTTTAAGGACGCGCTTGGCGTCGACATGCTAGATGGCCATGGCGTTGATCTGGTGCATAACATGGAATGCCCGATGCCGGAATCAGCCGGTAGGTTTGATCACGTAGAGTGTAGGTCTGTGCTTGAGCACGCAAAGCAGCCGTGGCTAGTTGCAATGACTATCGAAGATGTGATGCAGCCCGGGGCAAGTATTTTTGTTGGGGTTCCATGGGTTTGGAGGTATCACGGTTACCCAGATGATTATTGGCGCTTCACACCATCAAGCCTGGCCGTACTGTTTCCAAGGATAGATTGGAAGATTATTAAGTTGGTCACCTGCAGGAAGGTCGCAGACAAACTCCCCTCGATACAATCACCTGCCGGTGACATCTTTTTTGAACGTACCCAGGTAATGGGATTTGGCTACAGGAGCCGAACGGCATGAGCCCGAGGATACTGTTTACCGGGAATACCTCTGCCGGATCTTGGCAAATTCGTGGCGCGCAATTGTCTGAAGCAATTGGCGCAGATTCTCTTTTAAAAGCACTTCTGCCCAGCATGGGAAAATACGATTTGATCGTATACGTAAAACGTCCGTGCGTTGAAATCATTAACGCAATACAGCGCAGCAAAAAACTTTTTGTGTGGGACATAGTGGATTCGTGGCCGCAGCCGGAGGGCAACGGATGGAATAAAGAGCGCGCCACAAAATGGCTTGTTGATTGCGTTCAAACCATGAAGCCGCACGCAGTCATATGCGCTACCGAAGCAATGCAAGAGGATTTGTTGAGCAGAATAAATATTCCCTGTATTGCGTTGCCTCATCATGCTTCGTCGTGGATGACAGTTAATAAAATCAGGGACGAAGTGAAAACGGTGGGATACTTTGGGCGCGAAGATTTTTTAGATCATTGGCGCAATGAAATTGATGCGGCGTGCATTAAGCGGGGCTGGAGATTTTTGATTAACCCTCAGAGCATGGATTTGGTCGATATTGGTGTTGCTTTCAGGGGCGGCAAGTGGCGCGGATACGCAACTGATCGATGGAAGTCCAATGTTAAGTTGGCAAACTTTCAAGCGTCTGGAACGCCTTGTGTTTTGTCTTTGGAAAATGGTTATACAGAGACCGCCACCGGAGGCGAGTACTTTGCGCGAACACCAAAAGAATTAAATATGTGCTTTGACTGGCTAGCGCCAAAAGACACAAGGGTTGAAGTGCAAAAAAAGCTCTTATCGCATAACGTGCACATTAGCGGCATAGCCGAGCGCTACAAAAACTTTTTGTACGGTCTTTTGCGCTCATGAAAAAGCGCGCCTTTGAGTTGTTGGTCACCCCAGATACGCGCGGACGCGGGGCGAAGCTGCTTAACGCAATGCGGGCCAGTGCCATTGGTTACGGGATAGAGGCAAACATTACCAATCAGTACGCTGGAAACTGTGAAACCTTGGTTATGTGGGGAGCCGGCGAGTTGCGTCGAAGCAATTATATGCAGCAACACTTAAAGAAAGGCGGGCACGTGATCATCTGGGACATGGGCTACTGGCACGCGAAACACGCCGTTGCGGAAAACAGCTTAAACAGAATTAGCATTGACCACATGCACCCACAAAAATTTGTGATGCAATTTAATTTTGATAGGTCCCGATTTGAATCCTACGGTATTGAGGTAAAAAACTTTTATGACCCAAACGGACATATAATTTTAGTTGGCATGGGCGATAAATCGTGTGCCAGCTTTGGAATTCGCCATGGCCAGTGGGAAATGGAAACGCTCAGCAAGATACTTGCATCTGAATCGTTGCGCGGAAAGAAGGTGATCTACAGGCCTAAGCCAAACACAAAGCATCACATTACATGGCACAAAACGGACGGAGTAAGCCCAATTTCTGAGCTGCTGCGAGGGTGTAGCTTGGTTGTTTGCAGGCACTCAAACGTCGCAGTTGATGCGATAATTCACGGCGTGCCGGTGGCTTGTGAAGACGGCGCAGCAAGCGCTGTTTATGATAATCAGATAATTGCGAAAGATCCGATAAGCCAAGAATTGGCAAATTCTTTTTTGTCAAACATTTCGCATTATCACTACACAATATCCGAAGTATTGGAGGGCGCTGCGTGGAAATTTCTAAAGACGTTGCAGATAGCAAAATAAAATTAAATCTTGGTTGTGGAAAAAAAGTTTTAGATGGTTACATAAACATAGATATTGTTAGTTCTCCGAAAGCTGCGCGTGAGCCAGAAATTTTGTGTGATCTCAGAAAATTAACATTAGAAGACGATTACGCAGACGAAGCAATTGCAATACACGTGATAGAACATTTTTATGTGTGGGAAGTTTGTGACGTTTTGATTGAGTGGCGGCGCGTTTTAAAGCCCGGCGGCCTGCTGGTGATTGAGTGTCCAGATATTCTCAAGTCAGCAAGAAACCTGCTTGATCGAACCCCGCCGCAAGAATCTATATGGGGCATCTATGGTGATCCGCTGGAATGCAACGAGTATATGTCCCATAAGTGGGGCTGGACGCCGGAAACGCTGACCTTATACTTGCAGCAGGCAGGATTCGGGAAAATAAGGGAAGCCGACCCGCAGTGGCATGGCAAAAGAAAGCTGCGGGATATGCGCTTGGAGGCAATAAAAACATGAAGGTTTTCATTGGTTACGATGAGCGCGAACACCTAGCATATCAGGTTGCGCACGCTTCCTTGATTTCTAGATCAAGCGTGCCTTTATCTGTGTCGCCTTTAGATGAGAATGTTTTGCGTTCGAGCGGTCTTTATACTCGCAATGTTGATAAACGCGGCGGTCGTTATTATGACTTAACTAGCTCGGCGCCTTGCTCCACTGATTTTGCCTCATCGCGTTTTTTAACTCCAATCATCGCCCAATCTGGATGGGCGCTTTTCGTTGATTGCGATGTTGTGTTCTTGGACGATGTCGCAAAAATGTTTGAGTATTGCGACGAATCAAAGGCCGTGGTTGTTGTGCAGCATAATTACGTGCCGATGGAATTGACTAAAAAGGACAACCAAACCCAGACCACGTATAGCCGTAAAAACTGGTCAAGCGTGATGCTGTTCAATTGCGATCATCCGGCAAACAGAAGGATTACTCTATGGGACGTAAACAATCGCAAGGGATCTCAACTGCACCAGTTTTTTTGGTTAAATGATGATGAGATCGGCGCGCTACCTGCGGAATGGAACTGGTTAGTCGGTGTGTTACCAAAACCGGAACAACCTAAAATAGCTCACTTCACATTGGGCGGCCCATGGATCGAAGGCCGCCAACCACAAGAACATGATGACGTTTGGTTAAACGAATGCAAGAAACATTTTTAATTCAGACTATCGCGAGGGTTCCCGTTGAGCCTGTTACCTTGGATCAGGTAAAGGAGCACCTGCGTGTATCGAATACGGATACGGATTCGATACTTTCTGCTTACATAGAGGCTGCGCGAAATTACGTTGAGAACGCTACGGGGCGCAGCTTGGTCACCCAAACTATTCGCTTTACGATGTCTCAGTTTTACGATTACCTTTATTTGCCAAAGGGATCTGTTCAGAGTATCAGTCATGTGCGTTATGTAGATTCTTCTGGGGCGGAACAAACGGTAGACCCAAGCAATTATGTTTTGGTTGGCGGCGGCGGCGACGCTAGTTACATTCAGCGTGCGCAAAATGGTGTTTGGCCTGCGCACAAGTGCCAAGCAAATGCTGTCCGAATTACATACATTGCAGGTTATCCGCCATCGAGTGATAGCCCAACAAACTATGCGGCGAACATTCCGACTTTTCTAAAGGTAGCAATTTTTATGCTTGTGCAATCTTATTATGATGATCTTAAAGGCGAGGATCGCGACGCACTGCTGGCGGTCATTAATCGCAACCTTTGGCAATACAAGTTAGCGAACTTCTGACATGCTTGCGCAAAGACTAAGGCACAAGGTGGCTATCCAGCAGCGTTCGATGAGCATCAACGCGTACGGAGAAAATGATTCCACCAATTGGACCAATTTTGCATCGGACGTTTATGCAGGCATTGAGCCATTTTCCGCCAGGGAATATCTAACTGCTGGAGCCACGCAAGGCGAGCGCTTAGTTAAAATCATCATCAGGTATATAGATGGCATCAACAACACCATGCGTGTTTTGTGGCAAGCCCCAGGTGGAGCCAGGTACTACGACATCAAAGGCGTGTTGTCTGAGGGCGAAAAAAATCGAATGATTACCCTAATGTGCGAAGAGGGGGTAAACGATGGAGGTCGTTAAAGTAGAAGGCTTGCAGCAATTGGCGCATGCGCTTAAACAGCTGCCGATAGAGATTGCCGCTAAAAACGGCGGTCCACTCGCTCGCGCCCTCGGCTCCGCTGCGCGCATCATCAGAGACAGCGCTAGAGCGTTGGCGCCAATCTCGGCTAAGCCATATACGGTAAGCACAAAGACTAGAACTGTAAAGGTCAATCCTGGCCGTCTGCGTGAGGCAATTATCGCTGTGCGCGTACGCAAGCCGGCCGGTGGCGTCAATGAGCAGTACGTAGTTAAGCCTTTCGGCAAGAGCATCCGTAAGAAGTACGGCGTGGGCGTCGCATATTGGTGGTTGCTTGAGTTTGGTTTTACTGCCAAGAATGGCAAAAAAATAAAAAGGCCTTTTTTGTTGCGGGCCTACAAGACTTCAAAATCGAACTCACTTGAGGAGTTTAAGCGCCACATGGCGGCCGGTATTGAGCGTGCGCGCAAAAAAATTTATAGGCCGATTCGATAATGGCAGACGAATCCTACATCATGACGATCCTGCGTTCTTCGGCAGCGCTCTCCACGCTGGTGGGCAACCGTATCTGGGATCAGCGGGTTCCGGAGAATATAGCCACTCCGCTTACGTCATCCTATATAATATCCGAGGTTGTGGCGACCACCCCGGAGAACTATCTGGACGGGCCGCCGAATGTTGATTTGTACACGATCCAGTTTGATATTTATGCGCAAACAAAAAGCGAGTGTAAACAGATTTTAACAGTCATGCGTGGGCTGTTGAGCGGGATTGGTTACGAAACGTTTTCGCAAGATTTTTTGGACGAGTCAACGGACTTGCGGAGATTGATCGTTAACTATGATTTTTTCATTCCGCGTTAGCGGAATGAAATGGTGCGGCTTGCCGCGTTTGTGCCCCCGTGGGCTTTAAATTCTGGAGTGTAAAAAATGGCAGATTATCGTTTATCACAGGGCGCAAAAATCGCTGTTTCTAGCGATGCTTCGCCTTCCGTTTTCACCAACATTGTAAACGTTACCAATATCAACGAATCGGGTGCTCAGCGTTCCGAGATCGATGTAACTAACTTGGATAGCACTGCCATGCAGTTTGCTCCTGGGTTGGTTGATTATGGCTCGATGACTTTCGAAGTTAATTTCGATCAAGAGAACGTGACGCATGATACGTTGGACGACATCTTCGCAAGTGGAGAAACACGCGAGTGGCGCATCACTGAATCTGGTGGTGGTTCGCCTGGGCAGTTTACATATTTCCGCGCTTATATTTCTGCGTTAACGAAAACAAGAGCAGTTAACCAGGTGCTTAAAGCACAGGTGACACTGCGCGTTACGGGCCCGACGAACAGGGTTTAATTTTTAACTAGCGGGGTTTTTATGATTTCCAAAAAAGACATTATTGCAATGGGCAAAAAGAAGCCGGAAAAAAAATCGGTTTCTTGTCTTAATGATAATTTTGTTTACATCAAACACCTAAGCGCCGAACAACGTTATGCATGGGAAGCTTCGGCAGTCAACGACGACAACAAGGTGGATAAGTATTTGCTTGGAAATGCTTCTGTAAGCTTAGTTGCTATGTGTGTATGCGATGAAGCAGGAGAGCCTATTTTTACTGCTGAAGAGGTTGCGCAACTTGATGCCGATCTGGTTAGCGAACTACGGATATTTTGCCAAGAGGTAAACGGGCTTGGCGCGAAGGCGGCTGAGCAAGCGGGAAAGTCTTAATCGATAATCCCAAGCTGCATTTTGTTTTCTTGCTTTCATTGCAGCTTGGGATTCCTGTCGGCAGATTGCTGAATGAGTTAAGCAGCAAAGAGATTGCTTTTTATGAGGGGCTTTTTTTAATTGATCCATGGGGCGTGGAACGCGTAGAAAGGTCTATAGCAACATTGACCGCATTAACCCACAATTCCCACTTGTCTGAGCGGAGCAGGGATAAAGCTGTAAGCGCAAAAGAATATATGCCATACCTTCGAATGCGCGAAGTGTCAAAAGAAAAGAAGCAGGATTCTCCTACGTTAGGTTCGTATCTCAAAATGATACGAAGTTTCTCGAAAGCAAATAAGAGGTAACCAGTGGGACAGTCTCTGGCCGATCTTGCAATTAATCTAACTGCGAACATCGCAGGCTTTACGTCTGATCTTGGTAGGGCCAGTCGTGAAGCCAAAAAGCGCAGCGAGGATATGGCTAGACAGTTCCGGCAGTTGGGCGGTGCAATTGCCGGGGCACTTTCCGCTAGAGCGTTCGTTGGCTTCATCAAGGGGTCCATTGATGCAGCCGATATGATGCGGGATCTTTCAAAACAGTTTGGCGTAAGCGTATCCAATTTAAGTCAATACCAGTCAGCGATTCAAAAATCTGGATCGTCTCTGGAAGCGCTGGCTAGGGGCTTTAAATTCTTTTCCAAGGAAGCGTCTGAAGGATCCAAGGCTTTAGAAGCCATGGGCATTGAAGCGCGCAACGCTGATGGTAGCGTTAAAGATTTGAATGCTCTTTTTGACGAAGTTGCCGAAAAGTTCAAGGGCTATAAGGACGGTGCTGAGAAGGCGGCGCTAGCACAAAGACTTTTTGGTAAAGCTGGACAAGAACTCATTCCATTGCTCAATGAAGGCGCCGCCGGGCTTGAAGCAATGCGGGAGAAGTCCGACGCGCTTGGCGCAACGATCAGCACGAACCTGGCAAACCAAGCGGATCAGTTTAATGACAATTTGACCGACCTTGGTGCTCTTACCCGTGGATTCGCGAATGATGTTGCCGAGCAGCTGTTGCCGTCACTTAATTCGTTTACGGAATATCTAGTCAACGCAGGCATTGAGGCGCGCAAGACCTCAGAAGGCAGCACGCTGTTAGCAGATTCAATCAAGGCTTTAGTCATCGCCGGGGTTGTTGCCAAAAACGCTTTTGAGTCCTTGTTTGATTTGCTCATTTTCGGCGGGCGCACGGTCATCACAGTAAATGACGCGTTCGTTGATCTTGGCGATAATATCGGGCATGCTGTTGCGGCAAACTTTAAGATCCTGCAAGGCGATTTTGCTGGCGCGCTTGAAACCATAAAAGAGGCGGCTTCCGAAGTCGGCGCAGTAACAGCTGACACCTTTAACAAGATGGGTGCGGAGCTGGATGCGTTAAGGTCTGGATTTTCAAATAGTCAGGACGATATTGAAAACGCTCTAAATGCGCTTAATGCTCCGGCAAATGCCGCTGCCGACTCTATTGAGCGCCTTGGTAAAAATTCTAAAGAGGCGGCAAATAATGGTAAAGCTCTGCCGCCAGTAATACGTGATGCGGCTGAAGAAGCGAAAAAGTTCGTAGACGAATTTGACGAAGTGGTCAAGGTCTACGAAAAAGCAAAGCGCGAAAATGAAGAACTCATTAAATCGTTAGAGGGCCAGCTCGACCCAATTCAAGCGATCAATGATGAGTACGAAAAAAACGTTGCTGCAATTCAGCAGCAAATTCAATGGTCGCAAAGCAATTCCGAAAAGGTTGCAGAACTCACGGCGCTGATAAATAAGCTATCTGCTGCGCGCGATAAAGATATCGCTGCGATGAAGCAGCAGCTTGACCCGCTTGGCAAGCTTACGCGCGATCTGGAATTCGAGGTTGCGGTCTCCAAGCTTGGAAATATCGAGCGGCAAAGAGAAATCCTACTGCGCAATTTGGCCGTGAAGGCGACGGCTGAGCAGATCGCTGTCATTGATACGCTCATAGCGAAGCAGGAGCTTGCAAACTCCAAAGGTTTATTTGGCTCGGTCATTGATAGTCAAGGCTTTGGCCAGTCGCTGGATACATTCGAGGATTTGCTCGGGACTAGCATTGAGCATGCGTTTAAATACGGTCTCGATGGCGGGCTGTCTACGCTGCGCCGGGGCTTGGCCGAGGCATTCAAAGATTTTGATTCCGGCACGAAATCGGTGGAGAGCATTGCCAATTTCCTCGGTAATGCGATTAATCAATTCCGCAATAATCCAGATGCTCCGCTTCGCGCCCTAAACAACATTGCATCGACGCTGCCAGGCACCATCGGGGATGTGGCTAGAGCAGTTAGCGCGATTGATTCTTTGTTTGGCGGTCGATTGCTTGGCACGAATTTCGAGCGGCAAAGCTCGTCGGCTTCCTTCTCGATCTCGAATTCAGGGGCTACTGGTTCAACGTCAATCACTGAAAGCAGGCAGCGCAGCTTCTTTCGTGGCCGGCAAACGCGAACTACTGCCGGACAGCTGGATGCAGGCGCGCAGAGCCAGTTGCAACAATTCTTCGATGGCTTGCGAGCGGCCGTAGGACAAGCGGCCAGGGCGCTTGGCACCGACGCAGGGGAGTTGCTTGCTGGGTCCTTTAAGCAGGAGTTTGATAAAAACGGAAATCTTGTTCGGCAATTTAGTACGGTTCTTGGCCGAACTTTTAATGAAACCATTGAGGATTTCCAAAAACGAATTACTGGTGAAAACCTGTTACAGGTTTTACAACGTTCAATTGGCGAAGGCTCTGAAATAAATCAAATTGCCGAGCGGTGGAGGGCAAGCGCTTCTCGATTGCTTGATGGCGCACAATTCTTGCTCGCGGCCCAGGCCGCTATCAATGATGGGCAAGGATTGCTAGAGCTTGGGTCTACACTTACCGATGTGGCCGACTTGGTAACGCGCTTGAATCAGGCCGGCGAATCGATGTCGCAAACGTTCGAGCGGCTACAGCAGTCTACTCAGCTTTTCGAGGAAGCCCTGGGACTGATGGGGCAGTCTTTGAGCATGACGCGCGTAGAGTTCGTCGAGTTTGCTGCCGATATAGCGGATTCGGCCGGCGGCTTGCAGCGTGCGGCTCAATTGTGGAATTCGTACTTTGAAAATTTTTATTCTGCCGAGGAACGCGTTTCTTTGGCGGTGCGACAGGCCAGGCAAACAGCTTCTGAATTGCTAAATGGCGTAGGCTTAAAAGGCAATATCGACCCAGAAAATTTCCGTCGTGCATTTGAGGAGGCTTTGCCTCGGCTATCTTCAGAGCAGATAGCTAATTGGTTGCGCGCCGGTGAGGCGCTCGCGAATCTCACCAATTCAGAGGCAGCGCTGACAGAAGCGCGACAGCAGGCTGCGGACGCTACCCGTGAGTTGGACGCGCTCATGCGTGAGCTTTCCACCACCACAATGTCCGAGTTCGCCACTGACGTGTACGATATTTCTGAGCGTGTTCAGGAGTTCGCCGCTCGCGCGAACGAACTTGCCCGGCAGGCGGGAAGGGCGGGCGCCTCGCAGGAGGAGCTAGGCCACATCACCCAGTGGGCTGCCCACCAGGTCGAAATGGCGGTGGATCGGCTTCGGGATCGGGTGCAGGGCCTGGCCGATCAGCTCTACGGCAGTGAGCTCGATCAGGTGCAGCAGCAGATCGACGCTATTACCCAGGCCAACCAGGACGCCCAGAGCGCTATTGAGGATACGGGACGGGCACAGCAGCAGCGATATGAGCAGGAAATGCAGTACATCGAATCCATTCGGGATTTCGTTCGCTCGTTGCGCCTGTCTGATCTATCGCCGCTTAACCCGCAACAGCGCTTCAATGAGGCGCGATCCCAGTTCGCGGACACGCTATCACGCGCACGCGGGGGCGATGTTGAAGCGCTGGGCGCACTGCAGGGGCTTGCCCAGCAGCTATTGCAAGAGGGGCGCTCATTCCTCGGGCCATCGGATCAATTCCAATCGTTATTCGACGAGGTAAGCCAAGCCCTTAATGGTCTATCACCGAGCCAGCAACCAGGCGAGGGACCGCCTATCGTCACCATAGTCCCTTCGGATCAGCTCAATGAGTTGTTCGCGCGCCGTGAACAGATCCTGATGGAGCAAGAGGAGCGCAACCGCGAATCGCTTGCTGGCGCTTTGGCTGCTCAACTTGGGGAGCTTTCGATTGCAACGCGCGAAAGTGCAGTCGATATTGCTGAGCAAATGGGCATTAGCCTTGCCGAGTTGGTTACCGATCTCGGAATCAGCCTCAATGATTTGTCGGTCGATACTACGCGCGAACTTGCCGATGTTGCACGAACGCTAAATCTGAGCGTCACTGATCTTGCGAACTCGGTCGGGGTATCGTTGGGCGAATTGACCGAAACTAACAGCCTGCTCAATGACGCCTTCGAGGCTGAGATCGCGAGCCTGCCGCAGGACATCCAGGAGCAACTTTATCCGCTGTTGCGAGCGGTCGAGAATGCGGTAAACGATGCGGACGCCAATAGCGCGCTTGCGGCATTGCGGGCCGCAGTAGGCAACCTAGCGCCCGACGTGGGGAATCAGGTGGCCGGGTACCTGAACATCGGTTATGCGGTGCAGCAGCCATTGCAAGATCTTTACATGATTACGGAGAGCTTGGGCGAGGAACAAATAGAATTACTCGATGAGGTAACCGATATCCTTGAGCGCATCGCCGAGAATACGGCGCCGCCTGATCCTGGTAGGGTGATCCCGCCGCCAGGAGGCGGTACGCCACCAACCGGCGGCGCGGGAGGAGGCGGCAGCCCAGGAGACTCCACTGCTGGAGGACCGGGGTCAGTACAGGCCCTGCTTTCACAGCTGATTTATGAGGTTAAAAGCGGGGCTGCTCGTCAATCTCAAGCGATTGAGTTGGCGGCTCAGAAGATGGCCAAGGCGAGGGGATATTGATGCCAAAATTTTTAACCATAGCCGTCGAACTCACTCCAGTGGGCGGAACAACCATTTATTTTTCTACACATAGGTACAGGTCAGCCGCTGGCGATACTCCTGCCAGTTTAAATTTTAGGCCTCGGCTTGTAGATCAAATCGAATTTGATCGCTCTGTTGGTTGCGCCCTTTGGGGCGAGCAGCCAAGAGGCAAACAAAATTTTGGTGTTATAAAAATCGCAAATTCTGACGGTGCATTTGATTCCTACGTTGGTGTTTCGCTCAGAGATGCTGCGGTAGTCATAAAGCGCGGTTACAGTACTGCTGCATATTCTACGTTTTCAACGGTTGCCAATTTAATTGTTGATAAAGCCGAATTCACAAACGAGCTAATACTAGCGCTTTATGTAACTGACATTAGCGCCTTGCTTGAGCGTTCGTTGCAGGACGATGTTTATCCGATAACTATTAGCAATTCTTCGCTGGTCAACACGCCTAGGCCAATAACGTTTGGACGCTGCTATCAGGTGCCTTTATCGCAGCCAGAAACAATAGGCAACGGCCACTTTGATTTTCATGACAACAAAAATTTTGTTGGTGTTGAGCAGTTACTAGATACTGGTATAACGCTAATCGAATCTGTTGGATATAAGCGCTCTAGCAAATCTGGCATTTTTGGTATTGAGAGACTAAGCGCGATACAAAGCGCGCAGGCCGCTACAGTGTTGGGCGCGTTTAAAATAATCTCGACAGAGATCACGGAGAATTTTGCGAGCCTCGCGAGTTGGACAGAAACAAATGGCGGTGCAGCAAATAGGGATGCGACGATCTCTAGCAATCAGCTTAGGTTGACAAACACTGCTGGGGGATCCGACCTTTCATTGGCATGGAGCGCTTCAACACCGACCGGAACTGATGCGACCTACTGGTTTTACGAATTTAGTTGCACGAATTGGGTTAGCGGTTACGCGCAATTGAGATTTGGGGCAGGTGCGATAATCCAGGAAGTCATAGACAAGGCCGGCGGTTACGCAGGAATTATTAGGCTAAGCGGAAACGCAGTGCCTGCGTTTTATGCAATCAGCGGCAGCAATTGCGATTTGTATATCGACAATTTTAGACTTCGCAAAGTTACGCCGATGGAAACCTTGCTTGACGCAATTAAGTTCGTGGCCACCAATGACACCACAACCGGCGGACATGGGCCGCTGACATTGTTGCAAATAGATTCCAGCGCAATAACCGCGCTTGAGACTGCGGCGCCTTATAGTCTTGGTTTCCACATAAATCAACCGATACAAATTGCAGACGTACTCGATCAAATAATGACATCGTTCACTGGCTGGTGGTACGTGAACAGGCTTGGCCTGCTTACGGTCGGAAGACTTTCCGCCCCTGCCGGCAGCCCTGTATTTTCGTTCGACGAAAACTCGATTGAATCGGGAATGGCCATTGCTTTAGATCAGGCTAAAAATTTAAGCGATAGAGCGCTCGGCAAAAAGAATTATTTTTCTTACGATCAATCCGAAATCGCTGGAGTTCTGCGATATGTGCAGAATAATAATTCCGACAAATCGGCAAACGTCACGCTGAGCTATGACGCGCTAACTGATACGTACCAAATAAACAATACCGGTACCGGTTCGGTTCGCTCTACACCACCGTTTTTTGGTGATCGTTATTATTTTGAGATATACACCGACACTATCAACACGGATCAAATGTATATCGGAATGGCGAATACTGGCGCCGCAATTACAAACTACCCTGGAGCTTCAGCGCATTCCATTGCTTATCGTGCCGATGGTGATCTGTACGTAAACGGCTCTGCCACCGGCTTCGGTTCTTCGTACACCGGCGGCGATACGATAGGCGTTGCCATCGATGGAAGGTCCGCAGCGTACGGAAGTAAGGCTCGGGGCTTTAGGATTTATTTTTCAGTAAACGGCTTATGGCAGGTTCACAACCCAAACATTAGTTCCACATTTTCTAGCAGTGCTGATAATGCTTTTGGCGTTGCTTATGCAATGCTCGGTAACGCTGAGTCTGGTAATCAATTGCGAGTCAACTACGGGCAAAACCCTTTTTTCTACACTCAGCCTGCCGAATACAGCAGCTTAACCAGTCATGCAACCAATGTGTGCGCAGCTTACAGGGATAATTATCAATCAAGCGTTCCGCTTGCTGACGCGTACGCATTCGCTAGAGTGAGCGAAACGCTTAGCGGCTCTTTTTCAAACAGCCAATTTTATCTTGATGGCATTCCGACGCTACTAAACAAACGCGCAGATTTACAAACCGAATGTGATCGATGGTGCGGAATATATGGGTCGGAGCGTTTTTTCTATAGCTTCAATGCATTCCTTCAGGCTGAGGATGCTGATACTCTGGAGCCCGGTGATATCATCAGCGTGACCTACCCGCGCTATGGGCTCAGTAATAAGCTGCTTCGCGTGGTTTCCGTGACCGGACGCTTACTAGATACGAAGGTTTCCATTGTTGCCTGGGGGTAATGTATGACTGCAGCGCTTGCCTTTTTTGATTGGCTTTTGCCTGAAAACCAAAGCGCCGCTTTGGTGCCGCCTAACATTGCGCTTGTTGATAACAGCACCGGCGGAAGCACCGCCAGTAGCATTTCTACGCTACAGCAAGAACAGAGCGACGTTGAATATGTACGCACTGGAATTGATCGAACCTCGGCGGAATTATTTTATCTAGACCTTCTGACAAACTCCACCAGCGGCGGAGAGGAGATTGCATACTACGGTTGTATTGCTGCGCTCGGAGTGCGCGTTGCGGATTTTGGTAGCGGCAAATTTGTCGATGCAAAAATAACCGTTACTATCGATCCCAACACCGGAAGTTACGGCACAGGTACGCTCTACAAAACGCGCGTGTACCTGGCCGCAGCAAATAGCCTTGGCGCTGGTTCGTTTCCAAACAACAATGCGGTTTTCTTCCCTTTCTCAGAAGATGTCGAGGCCTCGGCAGCGTCCGGCAGTATTCGCACCAATGGAGGTCGAGGCGGCACCGGCTACAACAAAGTGCGGATCCAGATCGAGCCTAAAACCGGATCTACTGGTGGCGCTACAGGAGTCGCTGTATACAACGTGCATCTGTCTAGGATCATGCTGGCGAGGTGTTTTTATGGCACTGCATCAAACGCTTCGCTGTCATACAACGTTGTCGATCAATCAGAAATACAACGAAGCTTTTCAGGCACGCCATACGTTTCGAGCCGAGACACACAGAGGCGCATCGGAGCTACGTTCAACGATTTGGAAAAGCACCAAATCTACGGCCTGGTGAACGGCAACATTACCAACTTGTGTTTCGCCAACATAAACGCGATCAACAAATATGCTGGAAGATCGCGCAATGTGATTTATTCGCCGCGCCTAAAACCGCCAGCGGGTGAATACGCAGAGGACGCCTTAACTCCGATGATGACGGTAATTAGCGAGGCGTGGAGCAATGAGCATATTTATGGCCTGCTGGAGGATCCGCTAAACGCGCAACTGGTGACGGTCCTGCCAGGCAGCGAACAGATGTGGCAATCTAGTTTTGTTGTGCTGGAAACGCCATTAACATGACAATCAGCACGATAACTCAGTGGTCGGTTGTATTAGGGACGAGCGACGTTTCGCTCAATTCGTTTGATCCTGATTTTTTTATTTTTCAGAAACGTGTTGGGCAATCATCGCTAGTCAATTACACGATAATGGCTAACGATCAGAGCCGTTATGAAATCGGCATGGGCCGTATAACAGAAGGCGGCGTGCTGACGAGGACATACATTTTAAGTTCCAGCTCTCTAGGCGTGTTGGTAGATTTCAAAAAAACAGATTGCCGCGTTACTGTTTCCTGCGACTCGCAAAAAATATATTTTGATTCTGGCATAACGCGAGGTGGTAGCGGGACAGCAACAATAACGGAGCATGAGGGCACCCTGCAGCTTGGCGCCGGCGTGACTCCGGGCGCTTGGGGCAATGTTCCTGGCATTGCATTGCTGCATGGCCAGGACCCATGGAACCTGGATTTTCGTTGCCGTATACAAAGCCTTTCTGGTGGCAACAGCGCCGACGTGTACATCGCCGCAGGCATCCGTGAAACGGTTTCCGGGGCATCCAATGCGGGCATATTTATCAATGCCCGCGGGGATGGCGGCAGCCTGACAATGTACGCGGAAACGGTCCCGATAACTGGACCAATCGCAACAACCACAACAACCCGCGGCGATCTTGCAGGCGGAAATTTTTGGATGCGTGTAGCAATAAGTGGATCGCAGGTCTACGGTTTTTACGGGATCGGCGCTGGCGGTTATCAGCCAACGGACTGGCAGATGATCGGCTATTACATCAGCGCCAACAACCACACTACCGCTAGACTCGCGAACTGTATAATGACTCTAGACGCGGTTGGCGGAGGATCGCCAGATGATGTTACAGTGATATTCGACAACCCAATAATTTCGCTAAAATGAGGGCGGCCCCGGTGTGACAACACTGCTACCCCGCGCAGTAACAGTCCGATTTTGGGCTGATTGTCATGGATCGCCACCGGGTGCCGCTCTCTCTCATTGGAGCGTAAGAGATGCAAAAAATATTTAACGCAGTGCTCCCGCTCATGTTAACCGCATGCGCCGGCGCGCAGCAACGAAACGTAGAAATTTACCGGCAGGCGTCTATAGAGCAACGCGCCAGGATCGAAACCCAACAGGCTGCATATGCGCGTCAGGCTGGGGCTTGCGATACCGACCTATGCAGGGTGGCAATTGCTGGTTTTGCTGCAATGTCCGGGGGCGAGCGGTCTGGTCAAATCATCCAACCACCATACGAGCGCGACGGGGCGGCCAAATTCCGCGACGTACTGAGCGGGGTAGTGCCGATTGTCTCGACGCTGGCAGGCGCTGCAGTCAACTACAGACAGAGCGAAATCAACCGCGATATCCAGTTGGGCCAGTACCAATTCCTGGGTGGCGCCATCAACTCAACCACTACAGCAGCCACCAACATCGCCACAGCAGGCCCCAGGATCGACGTAGGCGGGGACTACATCAGCGGGACACAGCACATCGGGGATGCTATTGCAGGTGACGGGAACGCCACCCGCGGCGGCAGGATCGGGGACGACGTGGGCCGCGACCAGATCAGCGGCACGCAGACCATCACCCAGGACAGCGGCAACGGCAACCGTACGAGTAGCCCAGACAATTCTGGCAATGGCGGGGCATGTGCCAGTGGTAGCGGTGGGGCGGGGAGCGGGACGCCTACGGCGCCCGGGACTGGTGGTTTGAGCGCTGGGTGCACGGCTGGGGATGGTGGATGAATAACGACATGAAAAAGCAGAAACTCGCCCAGGAAAAATGGTTTGCCGAAACAATAGATTCAAACTATTTTTACGGAATACAAGTTGATTTAACACGTAGACAAGTCATAGAAGCCATTTCATCGTGTGAATTATCCGTAGAAGATCGCGTAGTTTATACTGACCCTATAATTATTTTTAACGATAAAAAACATTATTTATATCGCACGAGTTTGTATGATGACGTAGCAACTGGGTTGTGCGAGAGATTTTCTCCAGATCAATGGCGAGCGCATTATCTGACGAAGGCCAAAACATGTATGGGCGCTAGATTACATATGCGCGATGAATTGCCAGGTTTAGCAATTATTGATGGGTGTACTGATGGATGAAAACCGGCTGGAAGAACTATTACATGCGATAATTATCATATCGATGGCGCTTGGTCCAATTCTGATACTAATTCTGAATCTATTTTACGATTTAAGTTGTTGATACTAATGGATTTAGTGTAGGAATTTATGTTAAGCTTATTTTGATACGCTTAGTTTTTGGTCAGCCAGCGCCAACCTGATCCCCTCACTGACGTTGCCTGAGCCTAGTGCCGCAGCCGTAATGAGGCTGGCGTCGTCCAGATACACATTAACGCGTTTGCCGCCGCGCATTATGGGCGGGCGACCTGTAATCCCTAGAGCCGCAGCAATTTTGCGACCATCTAGGTTGCGGACAGTGCCAGCATTGACCTGTACATATGCCCCTGTGGTCTCAATGCGTACCAATGCGCCAGTTTCGCCGGCATTTGTTTTGTGCGCATAAATATCATCCCAAAACGCGCGCGCGTAAATATTTGGCATATTGACACCTTGCCGCTTTTGTGCGTAGTTTCGCACACGTGAGTGGTGATGACTGTTAGTCAAACTCATGATTTAAAATTTCCGGGTATTTACCGCCAACAAAAACGGTTATGTATTTCGGCACAGCTAATTGATTGGCCATGCTAAGCGCTTTGTCTACGCTATTAGGACAATCAGCAGAAGTTCTTTTTCGCCACCAGTTTTCCGCCTTTTTGCGTACATTTGTTGTGTGTTCTATGAACACCCATTCGCGAAATGCTTTTCGCCCACACAAATAGGTTACACGCAAGCTCGGCGTCTTGAATTGTTTATCATGCCTTGCGTAATAAACGTTATCGACCCTGAAAACTTTTATGTCTTCGTAAATTTCATCAGAAATTATCGGAGCGTAGCTTGCTGTAGAATAGTGATTTGCCTTTTCCGCAAACTCAAATTTGTGTTCGCAATCCGGGCATAAAACGCAAGCGGCATGCACTATCGACTGGCACTTTGGGCATTCCTTGCATGGGGGCGGTTGCGCTTCTGCCCCTGAATCGCTTTGGCTTGATCCTATACGGTTGCGCACTTGGATGCAGTCTATTGGGCCATGCGTTAACACGTTGCCAGCAAAGTCCAGCACCAAGCAGCTTTGTTTGTCGGGGTGCGTACGCAGGCCCCTGCCAACCTGCTGATAGTAGAGCCCAGGGCTTTTAGTGGGGCGCATCAGGATCACGGCATCAATATGCGGTACGTCAAACCCCTCGGAGAAAATGTTGACGTTGCAGAGTCCGCGTATTTTTTTTTGCTGCAGCAGGCCAACGCACTTATCCCTATGCTGCCTGCCTGAACTACTGTCTACCGCTGGCGCGTCTATACCGTGTCTCGCCAGCTCAGCGCTGACGTGTGCGGCATGACTGATTCCAGAGCAAAAAATTATCCATGATTGCCTGTCCTTGCAAAGTTCGACAATCTCCTTTACCGCCGACTGGACTAATTCGTTTGTATCCATCACGCGCTCAACATCGCTTTGTACATACTCGCCTCCACGAATATGTACATCCGCCAAATTTGCGCGCGTCAGGCCTGCTTTGCTTATCAATTTGCAAAGATAACCTTGGCTGATTAACTCTTTTACTCCCACTTCATAGCAAATTTTATTTAACAAATTGGATGGACAGCATACCATGCCGGAGGTCATGCGATAAGGCGTTGCGGTTAAACCAACCACGATCAGTTCTTTGTTGAGCTGCATGCAATCGGCGATGAATTTTCTATACATGCCTTCGCCGGCAACTGGGATTCGGTGCGCCTCATCAATCAAAATCATATCGAATACACCGAGCTTCAGCGCCTTGCCGTGTACCGATTGAATCGATGCAAAAATAACCTGGTCGAAAATATCGCGGCGACGCAGGCCGGCCGAATAGATGCCAGCTTTTGCTTGCGGCCATACCATTTTCAGCTTTTCGTGGTTTTGTTTAACCAGCTCTTTGACATGAGCCAGCACCAGCACTCTAGCGTCTGGCTTTTTTTTGATGGCGCCTTGGATAAGCCCCGCAATAACTGGTGATTTACCACCACCTGTGGGGATTACAATGCATGGATTGCCTGGCTCGTTGTGTAGATGACGCCACGTTTCCGCGATTGCTTGTTTTTGATAATCACGCAGTTGCATCAGCCAACCACTCGCGCATCGAATTTTTCTCGCAATGCCTCAATCTTTGGGTCTTTAATCATTTCAGTTTTTATCTGCTCTAGCTCTTTGCTTGAGTAACAGCCGGGCCCAGGCGAGCCGTTTAAAAACGTGGTCCCTGACTCTGTTTCATAGGTGACGGTATTTGCCTGCTTAGATGCATCGATTGGTTTCCCGTGTCCAACAAATGACGGATTAAAGAGATGTTTGTCGCAACCTTCTTCTTGTTGTTTGAGCGATATCTGGATCCCGTGGAACTTGCAGTTCCAGCGCGCACCTTCGCTACTGACATCCGGTTGCGAATGCAGGCAGGTGCGACAATTAACGTTTGCTGTTTTTTTCTTGTGGCAAATTGCGTGCGCATCACACATTTTGCATACGTAAAAAGACTGGTTGTCGCTGATTCGCTTTGGCGGTAAATCAGACTTGATAATCTCTAGCGCTTTTGCTTCCAACCTTAGCGCATCTTCTTTGCTGTATTTTGTCCTGCACGAGGTTCGGTTTCTGCCGCCAGGCGTCGTTACGGTGAGGTAATGACGATCCAGTCCAGCATAGTGCATATAGCACTGAGCCTGCGCGTAATAGATTTTGTCCCATCCTTCTAGGGACATTCCTTTTTGCAAGCACGCGAATTTTTTTTCATTTACTGATTTGTGTTCCCACACGTGCCACGTTTTCGGCGCCTCCGCAACCCCAAGAATTGCCCCATCAATATGCCCAGAGAAGTGCCCACCGTGGGCGTAGTAACCAAACTGCGCGCCAGTCCTCGGGTTAACAGTATAGAGTGTAATGCCTGGCACGGAGCGCAGTTTGTTGGCCATCACCTCTTCCATGCGATGGCCATCCTCGATGCAGCGCAGACCGTACGCATTAATGTTTTGCCGAAAGGCAAACCGAAATGAATACCATAATTTTCGACTGCACTCATCCCCGATCTGGGACATACCCAGGTAACCACGCCTCGATTGTGAGGCGTGGACTTTGATCTCATGGTCTTCGATCAACTGTAATGTTTGGTCATGCGCGAAGACGATCTCGACCATCACTCACCGCCAGCTTGGCGCTTTGGCCAAGGGGTGTTTTCCTGTACAACTTCTTGCGTCTGTGGCTCTTCTTTGATTCCCTCATTATAAAAACTCGGTTTTTGTTCGCATGGCGCGCCAGACTCGATTGCCAGCCACGCTTTGATGTCATTGTTCGCATATTTCCTGCCAACCTGCGGGTCAGCCTCCAGGTGCTCGACCCTAATCACCAATGGCTTATTGTGCAATGCCTCTGAGCGACGCGTAGGACCGAGGTTAAGCGCCCGCAGGATCTCCGCCAGCGATTGCTGGGCGATGGCTACAGTGGTAGGGTTCTTGTTGATTAAGTTCAGCCTTGCGTCGATCTTGGCGCCTTTATACTGGCCCTCCAGAATAACGTGAGTCAGTAGCAAAAAAGATCCATCTTTCTTTTTATTCTCAACCATATCCGACGCTATGATCATGGCCTTGTAAGTGCCGGACGGCACTGCGTAGCTTCGCGGAGCAATTTTTGTCGGGTCAAACAACTCACCTAAATCTGGCATTTTTATTTCCTCACGTAGTTATCAAACGGGTTGGTTCCTAACACAAAATCGATATCCTCTTTAATGCCGAATCTGTTTTTGCTTACATGGTTTGGTGTTTTGTAGCAGGTAATTATCCGGTTGCCGTCAGTTGTTGCCATGTTGCGTTTCTTGTCCTTGCCCTCTGTTACGTAGGTACGTAGCTTTAGGTACGCTACTAAATCAACGTTGTCGATGTAGTGCACCATGCTTTTGTGATGTAGTTTAACCGTGTATCGCATGTAACTTTCTGCGTCTGGCGGGTCAATTTTTTCGTAATCGGCGTGCGCTAAAAAAACAATGTTCATCTTTTTGTACGTGCGCAGATTTCCGCAAATGTCCCGCACCTGTGAGTGCTTGTCCGCTACGGCATTTTGTCCGGCGCCGTATCCGCCTAGTGCAGAATTGATGCTCAGCGCTTTGTCTTTGGCCACGATCTCGGCCTCGATCATTGTGTTTAATTGCGTGATCGTATCTACAACTACGGTTTTAAATCCGTGTTCCTGTTCGCCGAGTGCGTTTAATTGCTCGATTATGTCAGCAAATTTTTGCGCTGTCGGCATTTGACGCACATCAGCAAATAGCTTTTTTACATGCTCCGCAGTCAGAGATTTGGTGCCTTCTTCTACGCGGATAAAAACCGGTTTAGGAAACGACGCGGCCAAAGATGTCTTGCCGATCCCTTCTTCGCCGACTACGGTGCAGATTATCGGGTCGCCCGATCTCGGCGCTTCTAACTTCGATAGGTCAATTGCCATTACTTTCTTCCGTTCGCTTGTATGTGAGTGTCGGCCTTGCCGGTTTTGCGATAACAAAATCGCATACCGCCTCGTAAATACTTGGTTTGTTCTGTTGCAGGAAACGTAGTTCATGCATAACTATTTTTGGCTCAAAACTAATCAGGCGTTCCACAATTTGTGGCGGTATGTAGTCCTTGATCTGGTCGAATTTTTCCTTGTCGATTTGCCGATTGAGAGCAAATCTTAGAGACACCTGATAATTTAGCGTCATCGCTGTAATTGTGCCTTCTTCTTTTTTGCCCATAACCTGTATCAGATCATCTAGGGCCGCGTCTAAAGCTCTGTTGATTCTTTCCCGTGCGTGCTTAAGCTCTTCGATTTTTTCAATTATGTTTTCTATGTTGCCTGCTTGCATTTGGTAGCTCCCTTGTTAATTAACGCTCTTTTTTTCATCTCGCTAATTAATGCCTTTTTTGCCATTAATCCATTCATAAGAATTTCCATATATTCAAGTTCGTTTTTAATTCTTTTCGGTTTCATGCGATCAAGCCACATCGACATCAATTGTTCTGGGCTTTTGGGGATAGTTGTTTTGGTCACTGATGTATTAGCAAAGTTCATGCCATGCCCCCGAGCAATTGACGCTTGACTACGCAGCATGCGCGCGCTGCGCTCCACCCTGCTAGCATGTAGCGTTGTGTTAGAGCCCCTGCTCTCTGCGCTACAGTTCTCGATGCTTTAATCCGCTCGCAATAAATCGCGATCACCTGTTTTGCTGCGGCGTATGATTGGATATTCATCTGATCGCTCCTAATGGTTAATCCATCAAATTTATTTTTGTGTTGCCGACCTTTTTTGACCCGCTAAAAATCATTGACGCATCTAACTCAATTGTTGCCCCCGCAATTTTTTCGCTTGAATCCAAACGCCAAACCACGTCTCCTCGCAGCTCCCCTGGTAATACCCTCCCGCCCGAGCCCTTATGGATCATGGCGCAATGCTTGATCTTAAAAAATTTCCAGTTGTTTACGGCCTGCCGGGTCACGTTGCACCATCTGGCCACGGTCTCGTACCCGCCGAGTTCCATGATTTTTTTGTGCATCTGTTTTTTGCCGTAAACAATCATTGAAGTGTCTCTCCGCGTGAGATTAAGTGCGACACATTTTTGATACGTTGGTCAACGAGTCCCTACCGTTTACAGACATTTTGTCCACCTCCGTGTGTGTGCGGCAACTCTATGCGGTGCAACTGCCACTTGTCAATAGGTAACGCAATGTGCAATTGCATATTGCATTTCCTGTTTTGTTGTGTTTTGATGCGTTGGCGGAGTTACCGCAATCAACGTTCATAACAATGAGAGGAACTAAAAAATGAGTTCGAAAACCAAGAGCAACGGCGTAAAGCAAAAACAAGCCGATGATAGTTTGCCCCCTGAACTAATGGCTGAGTTACGCGGCGCGCGCGATAGATCGGCTGATTACGATTTGGTTGTTGATGTTTTACAAGGGCAGTCGCCGTTAACGTTGAATGATATTTTGATTAGTGTGTATAAGACTCATGCGAAGGTGCTTAAGCGTTCACAGCTGATTGGTTTGCTCGCTGGGCTGAAGCGCAACGGTCGAGTTACGAAAGACGGTGGCAACTATCGTTTGTCGCATTCGGAAAGCGCACAAGCGAATTGACGAAAGGCGATAAAAATGAAAGCAAAGAAAAAATCCAAGGCCGGCACCAAAAAGCGATCCAATGACCTGGTGCTGGGGCCTTGGACCAAGGTTAGAAATATCAACAACCGCGGTTACGATCTTTATGTTCGGCGAAAACCTTGAAGGTTAGATATGCGTTACCTGATTTGCAAGAAACAGAAAGGCAAAGGCTGTGACTACACCATAGGGTGCGGCATGGTCTATGAGTTCGTTGAATTCGACGGCGCTCACGATGATGCCGTAAAGCACTTCTCGCAATTGATTGCCTACCCGGGCGGCCCGGAAGATTGGTGCGCACTTGCTGATGAAGAAAACCCACTGGCTGAGGCATGGATCATTCCTGCGGATGGCGCGGTGCGCGTTGATATCAAGGGCATGCTTGCTGCACGCAAGAAGCGCGAGAAGGAAGAGGCCGACGAAGAAAAAAAGGCCGAAGAACTCAGGACGCTTGCTGCGCTGAAGGCAAAATATGGCGGCTAACGATTGAGTTAACTGGTGCCGCCGACGATGCCCGGTGTGCAACAGGA